TTAATGAATTATAGCTTTTTTTGAAGCGTTAGCTTGTGCAACATTGTTTTCATTAAGATGTTTTACTAATCTTTTGTGAATTTTAGCAATCATTTTATCAGATTCTAAATCTGAAATTATTTCGTGAAATTTTAAATTCATAACCGAAAAAGCGATTTCTTGAATAAGTTTTACTTCCTCTTTATCAAATTTTAAGCCTTTATTTTTTAATTGTTTTTTCACCGTATCTGTGAACGGTGAATAAATAATTTGTGTGTCCATAAACTAGAAGTTGGTTAATTTTTTGTTAGTATTCTGCAGTCTATTTTAAACGAATTCGTCGTTATATCTTTTTTGGTTTATCCAGGTTACCATTAATGCTTTGTTTTGCTTTGTTTTCAAAAGAAATTCATCATATGACGGTAGGTTTTCAAAGCATTTTATTTTATCTACTAAAGATAATTTTTCATAAGCCTTTTCGCAAAGCTCTTTTTTTTGCTTGAGGTTGTATTTTTTCCAAAAGGTCTCGAAACTATAATCATCTAACTTGAGTTCTATTGTCAATATGCCTTTTAGTTTTGCCCAATCTTCAATCCTACTTATAATGCCAGGGAATTGATTTTTATCTAACAAACTAAGGATTCTATTGCCTTTTAAATTTGTAAAATTGTAAATAATACCATCCTCTTTTCGGTATTGAAAAATCCATTCGTCCTTGGTTTCTTTAAAGGTTACTTTATAGGTTGTTAGTTCCATTTTATACTATTTTAGTAAATACTTAACTGGTTTTGTGTGTACGAAATTCTTTGAAATTTCGATGGCTTCTTTTTTTAGTCGTGCCTCATAGTCGTAGATGCTTTCTGTTTTTTCGAGGGCTTTTTTTCGTTTTTGGTTGATGTACATACTAAGTTAGTTCTTTGTTTATTTTGCCTAAAATTTCTCGTGTTACTCGCTTATTTTCCCCTGCTTCATAATCTATAAAGGTTAATATAAATTGATGTAAGGCGTAGGCTTCATAATATTTTAAAGGCAGTTTAAATGGTTTTGAAATGCCTTTTTTATCTATTGTTTTTTTGAGTATTTTAGTCGCAATTTCAGTAATTAAGTAAAACAGGCTTTTTACTTCTTTTTCTTGGTTGACAATCTGAACTGGCAAATTATTAGCTATAAATTGATTCAGAAAAAGCAACTGATCATAGGTTGTTTTTATTTCTACTTTCATCTATTAAATTTAAAAATTATCGGTATTCTCGTAAGGAGTCTTCTATGATGATATGCAATAGATAGTCTGAACATTCTGGATTTTCAAACAATGTTTTGTTGATAATATCCCTACACATGGCTATTTCATTAAAAGTAAAATCTCCGTTAAGTGGTATCATCCAAGATTTGTGCTGCCCTGTATTTTGGCTATGTTTTACCCAAATTTTGCATTTTTCTGGATACAATGACGACCATTCCATTAGCTGATAATGCGTGTTTGATGCGACCCTTACAGTTCCTTCTCTTAATTCTGTTTCTGGAAAGGTTTTAATAAAATTTTCAATAGTTACTTTCATTGTGTTATTATTTTGGCTATTTTTTTCATCTGCAGTCAGTTTCTGTTTTTAATTTTTTACCACAATCCAGACAGGTTATTGTGGTCGTTTCGCAGGTTACTACTACATGCGCTACAGCAGTAAAGGTGTTTTTGTGGCGGCAGTCGTCTTGTTCTGTTTTTCTTTTAATTAGATAATACATCCTAATTAACACTGCAATTGGGCTAATAATTAAGAGGGCTGATATTACAATATGTACCATATTAAATTGAATTTTTCCAAAGAGCCACACCCTCGAGCGCTGTTATTATTTTTGAAACTTCTCTAGGGGTCATTTTTTTGAGTGGCTTTTTTACTGGGCATCGGTTAGATTGTAGGAATTTAGAAAACCAACCTTCCATATCGGCCACCTCGCCCCACTTATTGCTTTTTACTACAATATCGGCGTTACGGAGTAATACAGTTATGTAGCGGTGCTGGCTGTTTTGGTTGTCGAAATAGCCCCAATTTTCTTTGGCTTCACTTAGCAGTGTAGAGCCTGTTTGTGCCAGCATAATTTTAACCGCTTGGTCGTGAGTAATAGATTTTAGACTGGTGCGGTTAACGTCGCCTGTAACCCATTGTACCCATTCGTTTTTTATTTCGACTTGGTAAGAGCAGTTTTGCATGATGCGCTTAATTTGGAACGCTGTGATTGGTTTTTCGAGTGTTGCTGTCATAGTTGCTTTGACTTGTTATAATCCTCTTTTACTAATCCATTCACTTAACTTGTCCCTTAATAATATAGCTTCTGAAAGCCATAAATCGATATATGCATCTTGACTATCCTGCTCAATAGATAATTGAATAGTATTTGCTGGTCCGTTAGTGAATGTTAATTTTGGAGCAACTAATGCTAAAACTTTTGGTTCGTCGTTCCATTCTGTATCAATAATTTTAGTGTAATCCATTTTTGTTTGTTTTAAAATTTGTTCCCGAGGCAGGACTCGAACCTGCAACCTTGTCCTGTGTTAAAAAGTATCCTGAGAAAAGATTTAACGATAACACATTCTTCCAAAGCTCTTCCTATGAGCTTACTCGGGAGACCAACTAACCTAACTAAAATCTTAATCTGTGCTTAAAGCAGAATATTAAGTGGTTGATATATTCTTTCATTAGATAGAAAATCTGAATTTTACTTTCTTAAACTGTCCGTTAGGCATAGTTACCATTTTCCAACCTTCTATAAATTGCGAGCTTCGCACTTTAATTGCCGCCTTTTCTATAATTTCGATACCTTCAGTAAATAGTTCGTCATCGTAATCATATCGAAGTTTTGAGAGCTGTTTTAAGCTATTTGGGTTTAACATTCCTGTTATAGGCTGTGGTTTTAGAAAAATATTTAAGGCATTGGCAAGATTTTGTGTTTTAATATCTTCGCCTGTTTGTGAGTCTATATATTGTTTTACTTTTTCTACGCCTAGTCCTTCGCTACCGTCAAAGGTATCGGTCATATTATAGCCTATTGAGAAACTATATGAGCCGTCTTTTAAGCTATTACTGTGGCTGCCTTGGTTTAAAATTGCTTCGCCATTAAGTTCACATTCCAAGTCTAATATAGGTTTATGATTCTCGAATGCTCGAGCTATTAATATTTCAATGTTGTCTCGAACTGGCAAAAATTCTTCTACTTCGGCAATAGTAAAATCGTCTTTAAACTGTTTTAAAGTTTCACGCTGTTTGGCGGTGTTTTGCTTCTCTATTTTTTCTTCCTGTGCCAGTTGTTTTTTTAATGCTTTTCTATGTTCTGGAGATAGTTGTTTGATGTCGATTTGTTGTGTTCCTGCACTCATTTTTTTAAAATTTAATTTGTTATTATTTTAGGTTCTTTTACTTCAATATCATTGGCATCAAATATTTCAGATTGTATGTTGTATTGAAATTTAGTTTGTAATTCGATAATATATTTATCTATTATTGGTATTGAATTGCCTATGATTATTGTTCTTTCTTTTACTCTCAAATCACATAGGCCTTTTACTTTTTGATGCAACTTGTACCTTCGGTTGTTAAAAGGTGTTACCTTTTTTCTGGGCTTCAAAATTCTTTTAACTTTTGGTATCGGTGGTATATAAAATAAAATACTCATTGTGTGTGTGTGTTTAATATTCTGGCACAAAGGGCTTGGGTTTCCAGTTCTCCTGTCTTATAAGTGCTAGGCACTTGTATATTTTAGTTTCAATTGCGAGCGATTGGTTGTAATTATCAACTTCCGGATCTCCCATTTGCTTATACAAATGGGCGCGCTCCTGGTTAATCATGATTCGTTCGCCTACGGTAAATTTCCCTTTCTTTTCGGAATCATACCGAAGTACTGTTTCTAGAATTTCTGATCTCGTTTCTAGAATTTCTAATCTTCTATTACTCATTTTTGTGTAGTTTTTGTTCGCTAATATCGAAAGTGTCTCGCTCGAAAGTGCGTGGTGATTCTTGTTCTTGTAGTTCTTGTTTTAGTTTTCGCAAATCAGTTTCTATGGCGGCACGTTCGGGGTTGTTTGGGTTGTGTATTAGCGATTATTCTAACTGGTTTATCTTGGTTCTAATTTTTTGTAATATCATGGTATATGTTGGTTTTTTTAGCTTGGTCTATTAGCGGTTTACAAAATCTATTATTCATATCAAAAATGCACTTGTCGTATAATTTTTGCGCTTCTTTTGGTGTGATGCCTATTTCGGTGTGGTAAAACGAAATGAGTTCTAAAAATTTAGCCTCGCATTTTGCATATTCCATATTATAATATTTACTGATACTACTATTGGCTACTACTTTTTGCAAATCGTTGCCGTAGTTTGTAGCAAAAGCCATACACCAGTGTAAGTAGGTTTTAAAAAAGGCTGTTTCGTAATCTTCGGGCGTTTTGTTTAAAAATTTTAAAATCTTGCTCATGGTTTTACTTTTTAGTTGTTGTTTAACTTCCGTTTGCTTTGTCGTAACCCTCTTGCCATATAATAAATCTTCCGCCGTTTGGACCAATCGTCCTACCTTTACACAAGGCTAAATATCCATTGACAAATATTTTCATTTTAGCATCAAATTTTATTCTATCTTCTAGTTCAAATTTTGGGTTATTCCCTCGGGCGTGCCCCGTAATGATTATTATTTTGTCTCTAAACATTTTCTTAAAATTTTGGTATTGTTCAAAACTTTCAAAGAAATATGTGGCGGAATCTATGACTACTACTTTTGCGCTGTTTTTCCTTTTTAAATAAATAATCATTTCATCATAGTTGTATGTTTTGGCCAAAAAACAATCTTCTACATCATTCATTTCTAACATATCTACCCGTTCTATAAAATCGGTATCATCTGTTTCTTCTTCCAGTAGGTTAAAAAAAACTTTGTGTTTTAATAGTGCCATTTCTTTACAAAGCATCATTACAAACGTACTCTTACCACTTCCAGAACCACCCCAAACAAACCAGACACCTTTATCTTGTGGTTGTTTGAAAGCATCATACCACTTCCACGTAAACAATATTCTTTTTACCCTTTGATTTATAATGTTTGCTACCGTTAAAGCTTTTGGTAATACTTTTGGTTTCTCTTTTTTAGTGGCACTCATTAGGCAAACATGTTGTTCGGAATGTTTAGCACTTTACGCACAAACTGTTCGGTTAGGGGTTCGCCCGTTCTGTCTGCTTCACGCATTGCAGGAACTAATACATCATGTAATTCGCCATAGTTCTCACAATTTCTTTGTAGAAATGTTTTTAATGGTTTATCTTCAATGGTGTTTAAAAACCCTTTAAACGTTTTGTCGATGGTAGGCAAAACCCGAATTCCAAATTTGATACGGCGATAAAATTGTCTCATTCCTGCTTTCTTACGTTTACGAAGTTTGTCTAGGTTATCTATTAATTCATCAGTTCCAATTAAGACTATCGAGCAATGTCCTGATAGGTCATCGTAAAACTCTTTCATCATTCCCAGTGTTGGTTGCCTCATGTATTCGCACTCATCAAAAATTAACTGTGGTTTCTGTCCGTCAAACTTTTGCTTTTGCATGAACTTTACAATACCATTTATGTTTTTAGATTTTGTTTTGGCGTGTGGTATTTTCGCTTTTTCTAAAATCTTATCTATTAAATCCGAAAGGTTATCGGAGCTTCCAACTTTTATAATAAATGAATCGTGTGGATTACTTTTAGCAAACAAACTTGATGTATATGTTTTCCCGCAACCCGTTTCTCCTATAACTACATTTGTTAAACCGTGTTCTTTAGAATCTTCCAAGATGGCTAGCATTGCACTCATTTGATTTGTTGCCACTGGATTCCAGTAACTTTTTGTTAGTTGTAGTCCAATAAATTGAGCTACTTTATCAAACCATCTTGGTGCAATTTCAGTTTCTCCTATCATATAAGTACCGTTTCTCATATTGGATATATAAGCTTCGTTTATGCCCGATTTTGCAACGAAAACAGAAGCCGACATTTTATATTTTACTAAATAAGATTCTAATTCCTGTACAATTTGTTGTTTGGTTGTTGGTGTCATATTTGCAAGTATTTGTTTATGTCTATTTTTTGGTTTATATATTCGTCTTGTTCATCTTGCCAAGTCTTTTCGGCTTTCTTTTTGATGGCAGTTTCTTGTTTTATTAAAACCTTTTCGCCATTGTGTTCTAATCGTTGCCTACTTTTCTGGTCTTTATGCTGACCTCTCGAATCGACTAATAAATGTTTTGCCAGCGTATCGCTTAGTAATGGGTTTTGGAATAAATTCTCTATGAGAGAAGCATTTTCTTTTCGCTCTTCGGTGATGTACTCGATGGCTTTCACATTAAAGTCATCTATTCGTTTCAGCTCTATTGCATCGTTTTCTTTACGGTCATCTAATGCCATGGCTTGTATGTATTTTCTCTCTAGCATAAAACGATGCTTAGAATCGGGGCTTACTGCTAAAACTTGGTTTATGTTTTGAGCATCATATATGATTTTCCAATCTTGGTGTAATTGTTTTCTGAAATTCAAATCGAAACAATCATAAGTTAACTTCATACCTTCAATAGTCACATGCAGTCCAGAACCTTCTAATTTGTTTGTGTTGCCTGTGTCTTTCCCGAGTGCTAATAAGTAATTCTCTTGAGACATAGGAAGCTTTAAATCTTCTGGAACATTTTGCCAATTTTCGAAATACTCTTTTCCTTTTTTAGAACGCTCAGCACTTATTATACTTTCTAGTTGCGCACGACAACCTTGTTCGTCTGGAAAGAATTTTTTTAACTTGTTTAGCATTTCATCATTAGGCTGATTTTTAGACCCACTATTTACATTGTAACCAGACCAGTTGTCCATTAATCGGCAATAGGTTTTGTTTATGTGGTTGAAATAAGGCTCGATAATTTTTGCTTTCGCATTTTTAACCTTTGCAGGGGTGTAATATTTTGTACACGCTTCATAAACTGGTGTTAGTGTTTTGCTTTGGTAATTATCACTTTGTAACTGGCGCGGATTAAATCTTTGTCCGAATAATTCGGCAGTATGGTTAATCGCATTTCGCATGGCTTCTTTTATCAGTTCTGGCGATTCGTGAGAACCAATAGCATAACCAATAGGATATTTATTGTAAGCATCTAACACAACAACCATCGTTAACCTGTTGTGATATGTTGTAGTTGTATAACCTTTTTTGTCTACAGTTGTTTTTTGGTACATTAATTCAGCGTCCCAACCGTCTAGCGTCCAGTACAACATTGGTGTTGTTGGTTTGGTGCGTTTATGCTGCATTAGTATTTTATTAGATAATGCCGAAACTCCATTTCTACCTGCATAAGTGATAAGATTGCTTTCTTTTTTACGATTACTAACCGTTTGTGCTGTTATCGTTGGCCAGCCCATTCTAGTAGCTACCATTTCGTAAATATTAGCAATGAGTACATTATCAAGATTGGTGTGTTTTGCAATTAACTCATCTAGCAATGCCATTTGCTCTTTTTCTTTTACTTTCAGCGCATTTTGCATTCCAAATTTGTCGGATATAATTGCCATATAACCTTCTTTAGCATACTGAGTAACTTTTCTACGCAAACCATCTTTTGATGGTGGTAAGTTGTGTTCTACTTCACGAAAAGCATTTACATCGTTAGATAAACTTTGCCAAATATCTACTGTTGTTATTCCGAGTGCTTTTATATAGGCTTTTCGGTTTGTTTTCATTGTTAAAACAGTATTCATTACCGATGCGTTAAATGTGTATGTATCTACATATTTTAAATCTAATTTTTTGTTGTCTTCACCGTAGGTATGCTTTAAGTAAAAATCGAAAGCCAATCTATCAGGCATATAATGTTGTGCAAACCAGCTCTTTTTTATTTCTTCTTGTGGTTTTCCAAACTTGAAAACGATAGCATCTTTAGTTTCACGATCTAATGACGAAAACAATACAAGTGAATCACTGCCAAAACAACTTCTACGTAGTTCTTGTTCGCAGGCATTGTTGCTTTTCATTCTTTTGTAAAGTGTCATATATTTAAACAGATACAAACTATCAGGATGCTTACGGTCTAGGTCGCTAATTAAAAACTTGATTTTTACACCTAGTTTTTTATCGTAATATTCGTATGGTGTTTCCTTACTCATAACTTTTATGTTTTTTTGTTCCCGCCCAGTACTCGAAACTGGGAGTGTGCCACTCGGGAGTAATTACTATATTTACAGTTCTAACAATTAAATAATAGTAATATGGATGATGTACTAAAAATTCACGCCCAAGTTTTGTCAGAAAGAGGCGTTTTGCTTTCGGATATTCAAAACGAGAAATTTCTTTTTGCTTGTGAAAAATCAATTGCAGAAAATCCTACTTTGAATTTTCAGGGTTGGAAACAGGCGGCTTCAATTTATTTGAATTACATTCTTGACTTTCCGGAACTTGATTTAGGGCCGATAGTAATGCCTTAATAACATTGTCGCTTACTGATCTAAAATCTTCTTTATCGGTAGGTATTATAATCATAGTGCCTACCAAATTTGTAATGTTTAAAATTGTTTTCATAGTTTGAAATTTAAAATTTGTTCCGACCAAGGACTTGAACCTTGCGCTTGTAGGCGACTAACGCTGTATCGGAGATAATTACTATATTTACAGTTCTAACAATTAAATAATAGTAATATGGATGATGAAAAAATTCAAGAACTAGAAGCAATGCTAGTTGTGCTTCGCAAAATGATTTACAATTTGACTAATAACTCATCTAACGGTGGTCTGAATACCGATAAGCAATGGCTAGCAGAATTGAAAAAAGAGGCTTCTAAAATTAAAAATTAACACCTATTGTGCTAAAAAGATCATCTTCTTTTAGTTTGGGATAGTAAACTGTTTTTCTAAAAATTACTATCCCAAATAATTTTATTGTTTTTTCTTCTTTTTCGATTCCTGATTTTTCAAATTCAGGGTTCAGGTAAAATTTAAGCTCAGATTTTATCATAATTATTGGTTTTAAAATTTTGTTCCCGAACTGGACTCGAACCAGTGATGTATGCCATTCGGGAGTAATTACTATATTTACCGTCTCACTTATAAATTGTAGTAATATGAAAAATGAACTTTGGAATAAACTTGAAATGTTTATTGGTACACCACTTGTTAATATGGCAATACCCCATTATGTAAATGAAATAGAGCAACAACTTACACCAGAACAACTCGAACCGCTGGGTGATCTGACCGAAATGCTAACTGAAAGGTTTTCTGAAAAAACAGACACACCTGCTAAAGAAATTATAAACGGACTGATACATCTTGCCAAGCTTGGGGTAATCAAAAAGAATAACTAGTATTCCAAATTGTTTTTTTAGGTATGCTCTATCAATCTTAAACGATTGGCTTAAAAAAAGGCATGTGCTTAATGTTGGCATATTTTAAAAAATTAAAGTTGTTAAACGTCTTTCTATTACAAAGCCAAAAAAATAAATTAGCTTTTCGATGACTACGTGTGTGCAATCTCTATTGAGGTGGTACTTGGTGGTGGTTGTTTTCATAGGTTTTTATGTTTTTTTGTTAAATTCAGATTTTTCTATTTCAAATTTTTCTATTTGCACTTTTTCTGCTTCCACTAGTAATAATTCTTTAGCACGTTTTCTAATGGCTTGCGCTTTTTGAGAATTATTGAAATAACTTAAGCTAGTAAGTACATTTTGATTTGATGTTTTAAATTCTTTTGCGATGTCATTTTTTAAGTCGGGATGGAGTAGTATTTTCATATCTTTGCGTTTGAAACTATTTGTTTTAACTATTTTTACCAATTGTGTTATGCAAATATATGGAAGTAATTTCCATTAAAACAAATATAAATGGAATATTTATCCATTTTTAACATTTAAAATCAAAATTGTATGTCTATATCTTTGAAAATAAAAGAGTTAAGAAAAAATAAAAAACTAACTCAAAAAGAGTTTTCCTCTATAATAAAGATAGATGACAGTCAGTTCAGTAAGATTGAACAGGGTAAATTACAGCCCACTTTAAATCAGTTATTGGAAATATCTTCCAATTTTAATATATCTCTTGATGATTTATGTTTTGATAAAGAAACACATGATGATAATGTGATTAATGAACCTTCAGAGATTTATACTAAAACACAGAAAACGACAATTGGCATTCCTTTAATTCCTATTGAAGCAATGGCTGGTTATGGTGGTGGCGAAACCCAAGTACTACAATTAGATTGTGAGTATTTTTCGGTTCCAACATTTAAGGGAGCTGATTTTTTAATTCAAGTAAAAGGATCCTCAATGTATCCTAAATATAACAGCGGTGATATTGTTGCTTGTAAGAAGCTACAGTTAAACGATTTATTTTTTCAATGGAATAAAGTTTATGTACTCGATACTGAGCAAGGTGCTATCATAAAAAGAATAGATATTGGTCCAGACGACGATCATGTTATGATAGTAAGTGATAACGAAAAATACAGACCTTTTTCGCTTCATAAATCCAAGATAAACGCTATTTCTATTGTTATGGGTGTTATACGATTAGAGTAATATATTGTTAATCAGTTAATTATCTTTTTTGTATCTATTTTTGAGGTAATTACGGGGGTTAGTTACTGCCTTTTTATGGTTAGTTAGTATATGTTTTTGGTAATTATGGGGTTATTTTGTATATACTTTTGGTATCAAAATTTTAAACCCAACTATAAACCCAACAGTAAACCCATTACTAAAAAAGTATCTTTTTTGTTGTTTTTGTGATTTCATGGTATTGCATAAAAAAAGCCACTCAATAGGTGGCTTTTTTTATGTTTTTTTTGTTCGTTATGGCTTGTAAATAGTAGTTTTAAGTACATTTGTACCCTGTAGTGGTAGTAAGTGTCTTATAAGCGTAATTAATCTTTTATTAAATGGTACTTAAATAGTAGTTAATGGTAGTTAAATGTACATTTCAAAATTATTCTATTTTACACCTTTTTAGTTATGAAGTATTGATTTTGTTGGTTTTTTCGACCTTTTTTTGGTTTATGTGTATTGTTTATATTAAATTAGGGATTTTAGTTGGCTTTATTTTTATTGGAGAAATAACAATTTGAAGTTCGTTCAATGGAATCCAATTTTCACTTTCTTTATTTGAAACACCTTTCTTTTTGTTTATTCGGCTTTCTTCAAAGTCTATAAGTTTATTCACTTTTTCAAGTTCGGAAATCAGTTGACTCTCCATTTTGAAGTTCTCAATTTCAAAATGTTGTAACTTTTCTGTATCTATGTCTGCTTTTAAGGAGTCAGACAGGCTTTTCTTCCAATATGTCAACCATTTTTTATCTTCCATTCTTTATTGTCTGTTGTTTACGGAGGGTTCTTGTAGCATATCGCCTAACGTCCCGCGGCTCTCACGATGTTTGGGACTAAATTAAGATTTAATTTTCGGTTAATCACTAATTTTTCAAATACAAGACCAACTTTAAATTAAGCCTAAAACCCAAATATCGTGAAACCGCTGTTGTGCGTTCGCTTTTTAACTTATCCAAGTTCGCCATTTTTCAATTATTTTCCACTTTCCGTTTATTTTTTTCAAAGATATAGCTCTTCCACTTCCACATAAACTTCCGCAACGATGATCTAATTCAATATAAACTTTTTGTCTGTCAAGTGAAAAAATTGGAATTTTCATTTCGTAAAAATCATATTGTTTTCCACTTTTACGCTTTTTCATTTCATTTTCAAAAGTGGTTGCGTTTAATTTGTTAGTAATTGTTTTATCAATTTTAAATTTCTGTGGTTTTAAACTTTGTTCCATTATGTACAATGAATCTTGTTTTGAAAAAAATAATTTATTTTCTATTTTTATATTTACTATTTCATTAATATCACGATTTCCTAGATTTGGTGGAAATATTAATCCGTCCTTTCGTTTTATAGGAATTTCAATTTCAATTTTTTTCAATTCACTGCAAAACATTCTAGAATCAGTTATATTTTTTAAAACATTCAAACTATCTTGAATTATAATTGCTTGAACAATTTCGTTTATTTCTTTAATTTCCACCGAATCATATTCTGTCTTTCCACTTTTAGTTTGACATTTTAAAAATGAAAAAGTAATAAATAGTAAAAAAAGTGTTTTTTTCATTTTAATTTATTGATTATGTTCTTTTTAAATGGGATTTTCTTCAAAGTGACGCACAACGTTTCGTTGCTAAAAGCAGTTTGGGACTAAATTAGCCAAAACTTTCGGATTGACCAAATTTTCCTGACACAAAACGAATTTTAAATTGTTGTTTTTACCCTGCCATAGCCACGAGATACAGGATTTCTCCCCGCCCCATAGATGTTTTCTTTTTCTTGCTCCTCCTCATACTTTATAGCTCTAATACCAATGATAGGAGTTGCTGATATGTTTACCACAATATCCGCCCAGCCGTATTCACGACCATTTATTAACGGAGTTATATCTACTAATGGCATAATTTATACTTGTTTTGCGAAACCAATGTTTACAACTATCTCACGCAATACGCCCACAGGAACAATTTTTAAGACCACTGTGATTTTTGAGGTAGCCAAAACATCTTGGCTTGGGTTTATAAATACTTTAAATCCTGAAACTTCGCCATCTCTTTCCATTTGTTCTAATGGAATAGAGGCAATGGCTTCTAGCGATGCAATAGAGTCGGCACTAATTTCTCCAGTATCGGGGTTTATATAAATAGGGCCCGAAATTTTAGGCAACAACTTGATGTAAACACCTCTTTGTGCTTTATCAATAGTTCGGTTATTTTCTAAGTAAACAAAATCGCTATCCAGTGCCGTACAAGTAAAACTATCATTAAAAAAAGTCCCTGTGTAGCCAATATGTTTAATTGGAAATAAGTAACCTTTATCGTGAATAGATTGCACCTGTGCGGGTGTTAAATCTCCTAATAATGTGCCATCAATAAATGATACTACATCTAATTCACGAGATACAACTACGTTACCAGTTAATGCTTTGGGATAGGTTCCTGTAACCAAGTTCTGTTTTTCAACCCAAGCAATACTCTCGTGAACTTTGGCTTTTGAAATGGCACCTAAACAAGCACCTATAATTCCAACTTTTTTACCAACTATTCCCGAAACGTAGTTACCACGGCCAGAACCATCTTGACCGATGCAAATACTCAATCTTTCACAATTAAAAGTGTGTAAGTTTGGTAAAGCAATAAGATTGGCAGGAGTGATACTGTGAATTGACCATACAGCATTTAATGGCATATTAGCAATTGCCAACTCGTTTAATACTGTAGCGATAGTAGTTGCCATCGTGCTTAAATTAGCAAACGTAGTTACCAAATCTACAATTCCGATTTGTCTTAATTTAGCATCAGCAAACTGCTGTAATTGCTTAATGGCAACAAATTGACCGTCGTTATCTAGGATAGAAACGATGTATAATTTAGATCCTGGATTCACTCTGAAATATTCAAAAACATGGTAATGCAATACAGGATGTGTAGCCTGTGTTATACCCAATGTTTCTAATTGTTCGGCTTCTATAAGCAAGGTTTTTGCAAGGTTAGGCTCTCCGTAAACTACCAAACCACTAAGGTGATCTTCGCCTGGTAGTCTTCGTGCCAAACCGCCGCCCTCTCTATTAAATAAAACTTTATTCATAGCTTATTTTTTAGCCTTTGGTTTAACCGCTTCAACTAGCTCTGTTTTTTGTTCCGCTTCTGTTGGATGTAAAACTGGTTCAGTAGTAGCAACCACTTCAACTAGCTCTGTTTTTTGTTCCGCTTCTGTTGGATATAAAACTGGTTCAGTAGTAGCAACCACTTCAACTAGCTCTGTTTTTTGTTCCGCTTCTGTTGGATGTAAAACTGGTTCAGTAGTAGCAACCGCTTCAACTAGCTCTGTTTTTTGTTCCGCTTCTGTTGGATGTAAAACTGGTTCATAATCATATCTGTGATGCGGTTTAATGGTTTTGTCTTCTAATGTTTTAGCGTGATTTTTAGCATCTGCATCAGTAAAAAAACACTGACTATCGGTAGTCTCAAAGTAACAATCCAAATTTGGGTTTGCTTTAAATATTTCGTTTTTCATAACTTAAATAGGTTTATAAATTTTTAGAATTAATTTGATTGTCCAATAAAGAAGGAATCCTATAAATATCCTGCCCAACCAAATTTGTAATTGTTGCAAAAAAGTAAGTACATTAACTTCAATAGGTGGTAGCATTTTTACTGTAGTAACAACCTCGTGAGTAGCTTTATAATGTGCCAATAGTTCTTGAGCTCGAGCTTCACAATCTACCTGAACTACGTTATTCAATAGGCGAATCTTTGGGCTTTTTAATATGCGCCCTGGTTCGCCCTGAATAACATTTTTTAAGACAATTTTTCCGCCTTGGCATTCAAGTAAGGCTTTTAAAGAACTGCTGTCTTTTTCTATTTTGAAAACAGTATCGTGTACCGTTTCTGTTATTGTTTTCGTGGTTTCATTCTGCACCACAATTGGCTTGCTACTTCCGCAACTAGCCAATGCGATGAGAACTAACAAACAAACAACTATATTTTTTATTGATTTCATAATCGTATAAATGCTTTAATAGTTTTTATATTTCTTTTTCTTCTGCAAACCTTGTAACCCTCACGACTTCCGTCATCGTTAGTATTCCCTTCGATAGTATAAATAGTTTTTTCAATTACTTTTTCAACTATTCCAGTATGTCCTAATCCTTTGCCAAAATCCATGATGAATACATCGCCAGCTTGTGGCAAGTGTGTACATAATAATGGTCTAGAATTGTATTGATCCATCACGCCACCTGTTTTCTTTAAAGGGTTTTTAAATCCTGTTTTAACAGCCGATTGATTTACGCACCAATACACAAATGCCATACACCATGAATATCCTTGACCAAGTCCTACACTTTTTAGGTATATTTCTACTTCGGGTCCTGCATTGCTTCCTTTTGGCATTTCTTCAACACCAATTTGAGAGATTGCGGTTTCAAGTGTTTTTTTAGCTAATTCACTCATTCAGCTTTTCCGTTTAATTGTTTGTATTTTCTTATTTCATGGGTCAATGTTTCTACTTCCAACATTAATTCCTTAATTCTTACATCTTGCTCGTGTATGGTTTTAATTGCTAAATCCAAACGTTTCATTGCATCATCAAGTAATGTTCTGTAAAAATCAGCTGCTTTAATTTCGGTTTCTATTTCAACAGTTTTAGCCTCAGCATTATTTTTACGCCTTGCAAAAAACCAAGTGATTAAGCCGACGAAAAAAACAGTTAGAATTTGGTATAAAAATTTCTCCATTTGATGGTTTAAAAAAAAGGCTACTACTTTTGCAGTAGCCTTTTGTTATGGTTCTAGTAAATTGCCGCTACACCTTTAGCTTCAAAAGGCACTGCAATAAAATAATGTCTATAATTCAATTGGTTAGATTGCGTTGTAGGACTCAATTTTGCATCAGCAAAATATTGTTTAGTCATACCCGTTTTCTTAGCAATTGCTCCCGTCCAGAATGCAACAGATGCTTGACGATCTCCAGTAGCTTTGATAGCTCCAAAAGCTTTTTTAACTCCAGCAGAAGTAAACGAGGGGTTACCAGCATATTGAAATAATTCAAATGAAGCAATAACTGGGGCAGGCATACCTGTATTGTAGTTTACCAACTTATCTCCAAAGTTTTTTCTATCAAGCAACAAATTGTTATAATGAGTTGTTGATAATACCAAACGTCTACCTTCAGCAGAAACTTCGTCTAAGTCTAATCTTTCCTTCAAAGCAACCAAATCTTCATAACGAAGTGTCGGTAAACCATTTACTACGTCTCCAGTACATACTATTACAGGGGTACTAGCCGTATCCGAAGTTGGAGCAATAGCGTGAATTGCTTTTTTGAATTTTTTAGCATTGATTGCTCTAACGTGTCCATTAGTAGCAGGATCAATTACATTATAAGAAGCTCCGATAATCTTATCGTCAGAAAGCGTTGTAACTTCTGTTACATACTTATCTAGTGTAACAACAACCTCGTCATCTGTGTATGCTTGTAAAGCAATTGGATAAGCTGTGTTATTCACTAATACATTTGGATTGAAGTTGGTTCTAGGGATATGAATCACATTCATTTCCGAAGCTTCACCCGAGCCCATTTCGGCAACAGTAGTATCCAATTCAGGAATACCATCTAACCAAGGAGCCACATTTTGTGTACTCAAATTTTGGATAACTCTATTTAACCAAACGTCTGCAAAATTTGCTGGCATAGTTTTTTATTTATTGATTAAGAAAATAGTTTTTTGTACTCTTCTGGACTGTCATTTTTGAATGACAATTGCGCCTCAATTGAAAGTTTTTGAAACTCTTCCATTGTAGCAACTTGTATTGCTCCGTTTCCGTTAGGAACTACAACTCCAGCGCTAAAATTTGCTTTTGCAGGAATAGAACCAATTACGGTATCTAATGCAGTTTCAGAAGCCAATCCCAAAGTGATCATTTCTTCTTTTTTGTCGGCTCCAAATTTTCCTTGAGTAATTCCCAGTTCTACTTTGGTTGTGATTCTTGTTTTTGCAGCTGCTTCTTGAGCATCTTTAGCGGTTTTTGCTGCCAATTTTAAAGTTTCGTTTTCAGCAGTTAAGGCTGTAACACTTTTTGAAAGTCCTAAAACTTTAGCTTCAACATCTGACGAATCATGTCCGTCTGTAGGGTTGTCTTTAAAACCCAAAGCCATTAATGTGGCCATGCTTAAAATGATTTTTTTCATTTGATTAAGATTAATTTTTTCTTCTGTTGGTGTGATTGAAAGGCAAAGTGTTTTAATCTCCTCTTCTTTCATTAATTCGCCATTTTCGGCATACAATCGAACTGCATTTGCGTTAGAAGGGATTGCAACTATCGATACTTCATATAATTCACAAGCAATAAGCGTTAGTACTCCGTCAATCATTTGTAAATCTTCACGATTAAAAGCGATACCCATAGATGCCGCTTTTATAAAGCCACGTTCTACTTTTCCTTGTATCTTTTTTGAGTCTTCGTCTTCAGTATCAAAAACTGGTTTTCCCATTAGCAAGCCAGTCGTTTTTTCGACTTCAACCCATTTTCCAATAACCGCCCAAGTCGAGTTATAATGTTGGTCTAACATTACAGGATTCGTGTTGAAACGAGTTAATGAAATACCATCGGTTAAAATGCAAAAGCCATAAGAGTTCTTAATAGCCTCGTCATTGAAAATAAATGGATTAATTGGTTTTGACATGTGCTAATTTTTAAAATTAAGTTAGGCAGTTCTTGCCTTTTGTGATGACAAAGATTAGCCAAACACAACTATCAAAAAAATAAACGTTCGGTTTGCGAACACCTATGTAGCAAGACTTAACATAGTTGTAAAGCAAGTAAACAGGTGTTTTTTTAAAAGGTTCTAATCGTTCAACTTTGCTGGTAAATAGTAGAAAATGGGAGTTAGAAAAGAGACCGAAAAAGAGTATGGCAGGTTACTTTTTGTTAGCCACGGGCTGAATCAAAAAGAAGCCGCTGCCAAAGTAAAAGTGACAGAAAAAACTTTTGGGAAATGGATTGTTGAAGGAAAATGGCACGAACAAAAAAACTCATTGCTTTCTACAAGGAATACCATAATTGACAAACTGACTAATCAAATCAGACTGTTAAATGAAAAATTCGACAGCAGAGATGATAAACTTGCAACACTACAAGAGGGTAGATTACTTGTAGATTATGCCCGATCAATTAAGAGTTTAGAGACCGAAATTGGCGTAGGCGAAATTATTACAACATCAAAAGGACTTATCACTTTCGTGCAAAAAATTGATTTTGACTTTTCAAAGAAACTTACTGATTACGCTGACTTATACATTAATTCTAAAATTAAGTAATGGCGAAGCAAACAGATAAAAATCACTTAAAGGCGTGGCAAGAATTTCGAGATAACATTCGAAAAGCAACGCCAATTGATTTGGAGGAAAATGCAGTCGACAAAGCAAAAAGAATTAAACATTTAGAAGCACATGAGGAGGAATGGTTTAAATATTACTTTCCAAACTTTTATACTTCAGAACCTGCACCGTTTCACATCAAAGCAACAAAGCGTGTTTTAAGCAATATGGAATGGTTTGAGGTTCGTTCCTGGGCTAGAGAATTATCGAAGTCTGGTAGAACGATGATGGAAGTACTTTACTTGGCAATGACGGGTAAAAAGAAAAACATCATAATGGCATCATCAACTTTTGATAATGCTTGCCGTTTGCTTTTGCCTTATAAATCAATACTTGAAGCGAATAATAGAATTATAAACGATTATGGTGAACAGCAAAGTATAGGTAATTGGGAAGCTGGCGAATTTGTTACTCGAAAAGGAGTTTCATTTCGTGCTATTGGGAAAGGTCAAACACCTCGTGGAACTCGTAAAGATGAAGTTCGTCCAGACGTTCTACTAATTGATGATTTTGATACTGATGAAGAATGTAGAAATATTGAAAGAATTAAAGCTAGTTTAAAATGGATTGAAGAGGCATTAATACCAACACGTTCTATCTCGGGTCATTTATTAATTATGGTTTGCGGAAACATCATAGCAAAATTTTGTTGTGTAACGGAATTAGCAAAAAAAGCAGATTATCATGACATCGTAAACATTCGAGATAAAGAAGGTAAAAGCACATGGCCAAACAAAAACACCGAAGCTTCAATTGATAGGGTTTTAAATACAATTTCATTCAATTCAGCACAAAAAGAATATTTCAATAATCCAATATCTGAAGGCGATATTTTCAAGGAGTTGACTTATGGTAAATGTCCGCCACTTTCATATTGTGAAGACGTGGTTGTTTATGCCGACCCCTCAACATCAAACAAAGACAAAGGAAACGCATCGACCAAAGCGATTGCCATTATAGGATACAGACAGCAAAAATACTATGTCTATAAAATGTGGGTAGATACTATGAGTAATTCCAAATTTGTAGATTGCTTGTATGAAGCTTACAAATATTTGACAATAAATAGAGTCGATACTAAGCGCATATATATTGAAAATAATTCACTTCAAGATCCATTTTACGAACAGGTCCTTTTACCGTTGATTTACCAACGTTCGAGAGAAAACGGCTTTACAATTCCAATTACTCCCGATAGCAGACGCAAGCCTAACAAGTTTTTTAGAATAGAAGGAACCTTAGAACCGCACAATCGCTTAGGACGCTTAATTTTTAATGTAGACCAAAAAGAAGAACCAAATATGGTAAGAACTCACGACCAGATGCTAGCCGTTTCTCCAACTACCAAAATAATGGACGCACCCGATGCTATTGAAGGTGCGTGTTGGCTCATTCAAAACAGAGTAGTTAAAAAAAATAGCATCTACGTTGTAGGACAAAGAAGCTCACGTAAATATTAAATTATGTTTTTAGAAAAAGAAGATTTAGGAAGTGTAATTTATGCTTACCAAGTAGAAGAAATTACCGAAGGTAACGATGATTTAGTATCACAAGCATTAGGTGCTGCAATAGAAGAAGCAAAAAGCTATCTGACTGCAAATGTGAATAGTTTAAAAACTTTCGACGGACGCATTGTTTATAATGTTGAAGTGATATTTAGCCAAACAGGACTAGATAGAAATTCATTGATATTACAGCATTGTTTGACTTTGGCCAAGTTTCATATCGCTGTTTTATGTAATGCCGATTTTATCTATGAGCAAGCCAAAGAGCGATACGATAGGGCGATTGATTGGTTTACAAAATTAGCAAAAGGTACGGTGGTTTTAACCTCACTACCTAGAATAAATATTGAAGAAACCGAAGACAGAAAGCCGTTTAGTTCAGGTTCAAGAACAAAATTTAATCACGATTATTAAGATGGGGAAATTTCAAGACATTATAAATATTGCTTTTGGCACAACAACTTTAGCAGCAGGAACAGGAACTATTACACAAACAAAAAAAGCAAATAGTTATGTTCCTACTATTGCACCTAAAACCATTTCGCAAACCCGTCAAGACATTAAGAATTATACTGACGCTAAGAATATGTTTTTAAATGCAGACAATCCAAAGCGTTATCCTTGGTACAACCTATTGGATAACATTATAGTCGATTTGCATTTGCAAAGTCAAATTAATAACCGAATGCTAAAAACACTTTCACAACCTTTTTTAATAAAAGATTTGAAAGGAAATTTAGACCAAGACTTAACCAGTTTATTGCAAAATGAAAAATTCATTTATCAAGTCAATAAAGCCATTTTACAAACTGTTTATTACGGACATTCACTTGGTGAGTTCGATTATGTAAATGGTCGCTTGGTTTTTAATTTAATACCTAGGCAAAATGTTGACCCTGTAAACGGCTATATTTTTAAAGATTATACCGATGATAAAAAAATAGAATATCGCTTGCAAAAAGAATACGGTTCTTGGCTCATTGAATTTGGAAACAATAAAGATTTCGGATTGCTAGACGGATGTGTGCCTCACGTTTTATTCAAACGATTTGCACAAAGTTGTTATTCTGAACTATGCGAAATATATGGCATTCCGCCTCGAGTGTTAAAAACAAACACGCAAGACAGGACTATGGTAGCTCGTGGTGAAAAAATGTTGAAAGACATGGGGTCTGCAGCGTGGTTTATTATTGACGAAAATGAAACCTTCGAGTTTGCACAAGGTGTTTCTACCAATGGTGATGTATATAAAAACCTAATGCAATTTTGTAATAATGAATTATCAATGGGAATCTCTGGAGCTGTTGTAGGTCAAGACACCAAGAACGGTTCTAATGGTAAAGAAAAAACCTCTATTGGAATCTTGCAAGATTTAATTGATAGTGATTTGTCGCTTATTGAGCAAACTTGGAATACAACTATTATTCCAGCGCTTAAAGTTTTAGGTGTTGTTACAAAAGATGCTGTTTACACTTATCCGCCCGCTGAAGATTTAGATAAACTTTGGAAAATGACAACCGAAGCCGACAAATTCAAAAATGTTGAAGTAGATCCCGTTTGGATAAAAGACACGTTTGGTATTGAAGTAAAAGAAGTAAAACCGCAATCTGCGTCAGGAACAAAATTAAACTTAGAAGACTACGAGCGTTTTTTCGTTTAAGCCCTGAATATTTTGGGGCGTTTCACTCACGCATAACGAGTTTGTACAATTGTGGTTGCGATGATTGCAAAGATAAAGCTACACTATTAAATTTATCAATTAGTGATGATTTTAAGCAACTTTTAAACGCTGGTAAAAGCGCCTTTAAACGTTTGCATGAAATAGGCAATTACAAGCCACAGGATTTGAAAACTGAAAAAGTTTATCAAGATTTGATTCATCAAACCTATGATGTGTTCAACTTTGCAATTACCGATAACGATATGCCAAACGAAATGCGAACCGCTTTACAAAGCGATGCTTTCCTTTTTGGCGGCTTAAAAACCCATGCGCAATTATTTGAAGCTTCAAAATTATTGTTAGATGAGAATGGGAATTTAAAACCATTTAACCAATTATCTAATGAATTTGACAAACTGAATCTAACATACAATAAAAATTATTTAGAAGCAGAATACGAGTTTGCTGTAAGTTCGTCGCAAATGGCGGCAGGTTGGTCTGAACTGGGAAGTTCAGAGCGTTATTTTTTGCAATATAGAACTTCTAAAGATAATCGGGTACGTGATGAACACGCTGCACTAAATAATACTACTTTACCAAAAGAAGACCCTTTTTGGGATTCTTACTATCCTCCTAATGGCTGGCGTTGTCGTTGTATTGCAATTGAAGTCTTGAAAGACAAATACCCAATTAGTGATTCTGAAAAAAGCATTAAAGCAGGAGAAGCTGCAACCACACAAATTGGCAAAGACGGTAAGAACCGATTAGAGATATTTAGGTTTAATCCTGGTGCAGATAAAAAACTATTTCCGCCAAAGCATCCGCTTTTTGCAAACCGTTGTACTGGCGATGGCAAGTTATCAGTAACAGGATTGATTGGCGCACCAGTATTAATACTGTCGGCTGAAAAAAGTAAATGTGAAGCGAGTAAGATTATAGAAGAAATTCAAAAAGAGAACACAAGTAAAGCAATCAAACAAAGCCGAATTGATATAAAAGAATGGGCAAAAGATAATCTTATAGGTAAAACTGTAAAACATCCAAATATTGAAAAACCTATACTTTTCACAAGTACTGGAATTAAAGAAGCGTTAAATCAGCCACACAAATTTATATTAGAAAAGAACAAAGCGGTAAAAAATATTGAAAGCTTAATAAAGGATTCTGAATTTGTGAAATCAGATAAAGACAGTAAAGGGAGAAGTGTAGAATACCATTATTTGAAAACACAAATAAATAAAGAAGATTCTTATATCATAATTAAATATCAAGAAAATAGAAATTCTTTTTATTCGATAGTAGAAAAACTAAAATAGCCCTATCAGTGTGGAGAAGGATATGCAATCCAACGCACTAATAAGACTATTTCAGTACAAATATACAAAACTTTTTGATATACAAACAATTTTAAAACAACAATAAAATGGAAAACAAAAAATTAAAATTAGTCTTATCGTATGACATTCAGGATATGGAAGGCAATTCACAAGTATCAGAAAATTTTCTAAATACTTACGAAGTGATGTTGCCGGTGGAGGAAGTGAAACCAATTAATTTTGCGGTTTTACACACCAGTACTTGGCTTGTACTGCAACATCTACGAGAACAGATTCTTGAAAACAAACAAACTTATTCCGAATTTTTGTATTTAGGACTAAAGGCTTTTTTGAAAACAGGTTGTCAGCCTGATTTTGCAAAAGAGACACGCACTCGTCTGTATAAGTCTCTAATAAAGGAAATGGAAAACAGCCATAACGAGTGTCCGCTAACACTATCCTTAGACCAATATTATGACCTAAAGAACGGAGGACGTCTATAAATGCGTAGAAATTATGATTCTCGTACTCGTTTTCATACTTAGAAGATTCGGTGAAAAATTCTGGATGATATTCGTAGAATCTTGAAGTTTCAAATATACTCATGATGTCCTTTTTGTTGTTAAGACCGTAAACATACAAACAATTTTTAATTCTAAATTTTTAATTCTAAATGCAAGACTTAATAAAAAACATTCTATCGGATGTTAGCAAAGATTTAAACGGTGAATTTTTACAAGGATTTGATGATAAAAATTTTTTTGGAAGTCCTTGGCCTAAATCTACTAAGGGATTAACCGACACTGGAAAGTTACGAAGGAGTGTTTTTGTTCCTGGTCCAAAAATACAAGGTAATCAAATTATATGGTCGAGTTCTCTACCTTATGCCTCCATTCACAATCAAGGTGGCGAAATTATTGTAACCGAAAAAATGAAACGTTTTTTTTGGGCAATGTTTTACAAGTCATCTAATGCGATCTTGTTTAATGTAAGAAGCAAAGCGGCCGCAAAAACAGAAAGAAACAGACGACTATCTGCAGAAGCTTTAATGTGGAAAAATTTAGCCTTGCAAAAAGTAGGTGCCAAGATGAAAATAAAGCAAAGGCAATTTATAGGCGATCACCCACAAGTTAGGCAACGCATCGAACACGTTGTTAATAAAAATATGGAAGAAATTGGAAAAACAATTTTTAATAAGTTTAAACAATAGCAACGGCAAAAATCAATTTCAAAAATCAATTAAAAAACAGAAAATGAGTAAAATAGTTTTACAAAGCATTCAAAATTTATTAAGTACTATTCCAGAGCTGAAATATGTAGATGAAGATTGGGGGCAACTTGACGATTATTCGCCAAATCCTCCCACGAAATTCCCTTTAGCTTTGATAGATTTGGGAAACTTGCAATATAGCAACATTGGTAAAGACAGAACTGCAATGCCTCAAAATCGCCAAATGGCAACAGGTGCAATTGTTATAAGTATTGCCAACTTAAGACTAACTAACACCAGTGCTAGAGCACCACAAACGCAAAAGGACCAAGCGTGGAGTATTTGGGACATTGTACAAAACGTACACGAAAAGTTACATGGTATTGCGGTGGGTGGTTCTGCTGGTGCTATGATGCGAACAGCCATGCGAAAAGTAAAGCGTGATGATGGAATACAAGAGTATGAAGTTACCTACGCTATTGGAATGACTAATGTTTAACTAAATAATTTAGTTTGAGAATTTATAACGTCTTCAATATTTTTCAATTCAGAGGTAATTGGCGTAAACAAAACTTGATATAAAGTAGTACGAGAGATAGGATAAACAGGGAAAATATATTGTTTGTGTATTTGAGTAAGTGGTGTATGTGGATGTTCCGAAATAGTTTTTTGGTACAGTTCCTTAATAAGCTTGTATCGTAACAGCTTATTTCTTTGTATTCCAAGGCTTCTGTTTAAGGATATAGACAT